TCAGCTTTTAAAGGCAACTCCATTGAAACAGCATCATCTGATTCCTGCAATCTTAATGCTCTTGATGCATCATCATTAAAGTCTGATTGTATTGCTGTAAGAGTATCTAGCTCTGTGTTTAATTTAGCTATCTCAAATGCACCTGCACTTGGAAAGTCAGTAGTTCGTGCTAGTGGAACATCCCTAGTTATAATAACAGTACTGCCACCTGAAGCACCTGTAACAGTTGTGGTTATTGTGCCAGTTGCACCATTGCCACCTGTTACTGTAAATAAAGTTGTGTTAGATGTAGATGGACTGTATGTTCTTGCCACATTATCTACGAAGACATTTAAATCCGTAGATCCATCAAAGAAAATAAATGGTACTGCAAAAGAAGTTTGGGTAACTCCCTCACTTACCGAGTAACTTATTCGTGGTGTATTGTCACTTAATGCTATAGTCATAATTAACCCTTACAATTTTTTGTTACAAATGTCTATCTATTTCTGCCACCTGCTATTGAACGCAAATCATCATCAAGTCCTAATAAACCTAATAATGGTGCATTATATGATATAGTTTTAAGACCCTCTTCGGTTCTATCATTTACTAAATCGTAAGCTCCATTAATCCATTCTCTGTACATATTAGGTGTAGCACCTAACATTCCAAATGCAGCATCCCATCCAGTAGCATTGTATCTACCTTTTAACCATGAATTATCAGGATTATGCAAACCAAATGCAGCAGATGCCTCAATACCTCTATAAGCAATTTCAGAATATAGTCCTAATATTCCTGATCTATCTACAACTTGCATAAATAATTCAGAATAATCTTTATCTTCAAACCACCAATCAGGTTTTCTTGTAGATAAAACTAAATAAGACATACCCATCAAAGCTATTGCACCTGACAATCTATGCTTTTTATTTGGATCAAACATAGGTCTTAATATTCTTTGGTTTGCTGCAAAAGAAAAATTATAAAATTGAAATGGATAAGACATTACACCTGACTCTATACGTGCTATAGGATAACGATAAGAGCCATCTGCTTGTTTGCCAACTGAAGCACGTGGATCAGGCTGTATACCCATCTTAGCCATATATGGTTTCCATTTTTTAAACACAAAACCATCAGCCATTGTAGGTCTATCAAAGGCTGTTGCGTGCATTATTGTATTTCTAGCACCATTATTAAGATATGTTTCCATTTGTGATTTTAATTCACGATCTGCTTTGGTTTTTGTTGACCAACCTTGAATGTTTAAAAGTGGCATATCAGAATCAGTAAACTGCCAAGCACCATTCTCATACAATCTTTTAGCAAGATCTCTTGTTATTCCATATCTATTAAGTTCATCAATATCAAATTGATCTAAGTTATCATAATTTTTAATTTGATTGTAAAATTTAGGTATACGTATTGATGAGTCTATACCTTTACCTAAACTTGTAACAAATGAAAGAAAGTTAAATTTATAGAAAAGGTTTTCCATTGCCTCTGCACCCTTTTCTATCTTTCCCATTTGTAATGGTCTGGTCATTTCTCCAAGATATTTATCCTGTGCTATAGGTCTGTACATCTCCAAGCCTTCACCTACGTGTTGAACTTGTTTGGCATTTAATCTCATCTTATCAAAGTTACCATCAAGAGAACGAAATACACCTTTAATTACATTGCCCAAACCATGCTCAAGTACTGGCATAGCAACAGTTTCAGTTACTGCTGTAATACCTGCACCTGTAAGATATGTTACACCACTAAACTTCTTACCTATACGAGCAAACTTTGTATCCCATCTATTAGGTTCACGTGTCATTTGCCCTGCAACTCTTTCGTAATCTGAAAGAAAATCAGATTTAATATTAGCTATAGCTCTTTGTGTATACTTTTTTGATGTTTGCATTTCTGCTTCCATCATATCCATAATATAATCTATAGAGTCATCACCAAATTTCCTTGCATACTCTATTCTAAATCCCATATTTTTTGCATACTGAGATAGAACACCAAGATCTTTAACAATAAAATCTTTAACTTTCCACTCAGGTATATTGGTAGTTCTCATCATTATATGTTTGCCCTTGCCTACACCTAATGGAGTACTGTATCCCATAGGATCATCACCCATTGACAAGATATGAGAAACATCTTCTGCACCTGCTCTTTGTGCATCTTCTAAACTAGTTATAGGCAATCTTTCATTGCTATTGCCTGTCCATCTAGTTATAAAACCTTGATCTAAATAATGATCTGCAAATATATTTTCTAATTGTTTCTGCTTTGCAGGATCATTAAGCAACATTTGTTTGTCATAATAGATAGCCCATTTATAATTATCACGTGTTTGTTGATAGCCATCATAAAAGTTCTTTTGTTTTAGTAAATTTTTTAAACTTAATTTATATATTTCTTTAGCAGCAGGATCTTTTTCTTTTTTTATTTTTTCACCTAACAGTGTTATACGATCATCCAACTTAACTAAAGCAGCTTTAACACTTGCAGGTGTATGAAACACACCAACATCCTGTGCTAACTCATCAAAGTATCTATAAAACTGTGCTATACGTTCCATACCTTTACGTTTGTATTCAGGTATATCTGCGAAATAGGACTTATTCCATGCAGGATTGCCATTTAAAATTTGCAACTCAACTATTTCTTCTCTAAATTCTTGCTTTGATGGAATCTTTTTTAAGTAATCTCTTGTTGCATCATTAAAATATTTTGTTTCTATTTGTTTACCTAACTTTTGTTGAGCCTTTTGAAATGGTGTTAGGTAATCTATACCTGCTATTTGTCCTGTTCCCTGTACTTTATATAGCTCTTGCATATATAAGTTATCAATATATTGCTCAACCTCTAATCCCTTAGCATTATAAACCTGTTGCATTACATCTATAGATTGTACTGGCCTACCTTGCATAGATACAGCACTATTAAATCCTATTTGCATATTGTAATCTTTAACAATACTGGGTGCTTCTTGACCATCATACTTGCCAAATTGCAATCGTCTTGATGGTATAAGTTTATTTAAAAAACTTAATTTATCTATAGTAAGTTCCTTTAAACTAGAGCCTTTCATAACTGGATCTTTATCAAGTGGCACATCAAACTTTTGATTAATCCTAAAGTCTGCTTCAAGTAGTTTAATTATTTCTTCATCAGTAACAAATTTTGTTTCTACAGGTGCATCCATTTCATTTGGATTTATATTTTTAAATTTAATTTGTGATGCTCTTTGTTCTGTTGCTGCTTTAAATTCTTTAAATGTACTTGATTTAATTATTTTATTAAGTTTATCTTGTGTTATTTTATTTTGATTATAATTATTAGTAACTAATTTTGTTATGTTTGCTAAAGTCTCACCAGTTTCAGATGCTTTTTTTTGCATCTCATCTTTATTATTTAATAATTTTAATCTTGTTTCTTGTTCAGCATTAATTCTGTTTAACAATCTTTCAGTTTGACCAATGTTTTTTAGTGTATTTTTTCCATTTACAATAAAATCATCTAAGTTTTTAACATCTTTTATATTAGGCTGTTTTGTTTTTATTTTACCTATATCATTTGGATTTCTTGTAACACCCTTTGGATCTAATTCTGAAATATGAAATGCTGTTACTGGTTTAGCAGGAACATAATCTTTTATCTTTGAAACATCACCACTAAAATTTTCAATAGGAAAATCTTGTTTTCTAAATACATATATAATATCACCCATGCTTGCATCTTGTGGTGGCACATCACTTTGTGCTATGCCCTGTTTCAAACCTTGCTTATTTAAATCTTTGTTTCTATTTGTTCTATGAAAAACGTAATCAGGAAACCTACCACCTTTACTTAATCCCTCTATTATTGTTTCTTTTGCTAAAAAATTATTATTATTTATTGTAGGGTCAGGATTATTTTTGGCTTTATGATTAGCTACAATTTTATTAAACTTATTTGTTACACCCCTTGCTCCACCTCCAAGTAAACCTGCAAAAACAGTATTACCTGCTACATTAACAACAGACTCAGCATATGTATTAAATGGATCAAAGGGAGCACGAAGTGCCTCACTTCCCATACCAAAAAGAAATCCTATCTTACCTGATTCTTTAGCTACACCAAAGGCAGACTTAGCTGCCCATGCTGCCTTTATACCAGTATTAAACACTGGATGAAAGAAAGCTATATTTAATGGATCTACCACACCTGCGACAAGAGTAGCACCTAGTCCTGATCTTTGAAATACTTCTCTATTGGCTTGCATAGCCATCAAATCATTTTTTATATATTGGTAATGTTGTTTGTTTTTTGCTCTTGATAATTCATCTGCATAAAAATAATCTTCATTATCTTGTATTTCTTTTAGCCAATCAAACGATTCATCATATGGTGTAGCAGCAAAATTAAAATATTCCATAGTTGAATTAGTAATAGGCAACCATTGATATTTTAAATTAGCTTTAAATCCCTCAATAAAAGTAGGCTCTACTCTACCCTCGCTATCAGGATATAAAAAATGTAAAGGCTCAATTTCTTTAGCAAAGTCACCTGTAGGAATAAATTCTTTGGGCTGAGTATCTGTGTATTCAAGCCTCATTAATCAAACTCCTGATCCATAAAATCACTGTTATCTCTTATGTAAAATCCTAAAAGACCTGCTCTATCACCAACTCTTCTTCTTGTTTGAATATGCAATGGTGTTTTTGTATTTCCAAATTCACCATAATTATATGCTTGATGAAATCCTGCTTGTCTAAAATAGTAAGCTCTTAACTCAGGATCATCTGTATTAATCGCTTTTGATACAGAATCATAGTATTTAACAAATGTTCTTTTTAATCTATCGTGTCCGAATTGATAGGAAAAATCTATTAATGCTTTCTGCCTATCAACAGCAAGCTCTGCAAAATTTGGGAACTCTTTATTATACTGTTCATATATATCTTTTATTTTATCTGTATAAACAAGGTCTGCTGTTTTTTGCCTCATACCCTCTATACCACCTAACCCCATCTTTCTTTTAAATTCATTTGCCTTAGTAAGTAATTGTTCTCTTGTTGCATTTTTGTTTGTAAGCAACCAACTTTGTAATGGCTTTAATTCAGATGCAAGTTGTGGTGGCATCTTCTCATAGTCTTTATCAGTGAGATATCTAATATTAAACCCTCTTCCTATAGATAAAGTATTTCTATCTATATAAGGTGCAGTCCTAAAGTTTTCTTTATTAGATGTATAATTTACTATCTCAATTAAATTATCTTGTATTTGAACTGCTACATCAGGAGTAAGAAGAGTATTGTAAATATCTTTTATCTTATCTGTTATGCCTTCCTTTAAAGACTTTGCACGTGTTAGTAATTGCCATGATGGATTTTCAAATCCCTTTTGTGTAATTTTGTTTTCAAGATAACTGCCTTCCAAACCATCAACATATTCGCTAAATGTTTTAAGGGTAGATAAAATCCTTGTTTCATCTTCTTGCGTACCAAACTTAGTTACACCCTCAAAGTCTTGCTGTGATTTAGACCCAAATGATTTAGATGCTAGTGCGTATTCTCCTGAGTTAATTGGTTGCTCAAAGTTTTTAATAGCACTTAGTGTAGAATTATATGTTGAATCAAACTTATCGTTACCTATAAAATCTGAAAAGTCTATACTTTCTATATCAGGTTTTAATAATGATAAATCTTCAGGAGGTAATTTTGCATTTATTCTTTTTAATCTTGAGTTAAATACTTGTTGTAAACTTCTATTCCTTGCTTCTTCAGCATTATAAGAAAGTTTTTTATCAAACTCTTTAGTATTAAAATACATTTCAACACCTTCATTATTTAATAAAGGTATTCCATTAGCATCGACAATAGTAAATGCTTGATCCCCAAACTGTGAGTTTCTATAGTCAGGTAATAAAAAATATTCTGATCCTAATAATCCTTCTGTCTTTGAAGTTTCAGCAACCATAGTATTAACGTGCAATTTAAACTTATCATAGTTACCATCAAGAT